GATCCCGTGACGGTACACATCACGGCCAATGTAAACCTCTTCGCCAACGACCGGCACAATCGGGATATGCAGCCCCGGCCATTCGTTTTCTTCCAGAACTTCGGCGCAAGTGATCTTGTACTGACACACCTTGAAGCTATCGCGCTGCTCAACGCGGTAACCGGCCGCGATGGCCTGCTCCGGCGTGATGTCGTCCCGATCCGTGATATCAATGATTGCACCGTCAGGTGCCATCGCCAGCGTGCGCTTGATCGGCTTTTTGAGCCAGTATTCCGCGACGCGAACAAAATCGTCGCCATACCAGCTATGAGACGATTGGCCTTCCCTGATTTCAAAGCCTTCCGACTTGGCGTTCGGCCACTGCTGCTTGAACTTCGCCAGCGACATATCGACCGGAACGAAGCAGTGCATCGCGTCTTCGCGCGTCGGCAGAATGGCGTCAGCGTCCCAAATGACCGCGACACCATCACCAATCGCGCCGATCCTGATTTCCTGGTTGAACGTCGTCGAGCTGGCGTATTCGGTCAGGATGCGCCAATGACCAATGCCACACGCAACCTGGCTGTCGGCCGCTTGTGTGTACACGCTCTGAGCATAGGAGCGGTTCTCGATATATCGCACAATGCCGGCGAGGACTTCGGCCGTCTTCGGGTCAGCCTGACTATCGACCGGCACAACCTTAATCCCCGGCTTAGCCTGCCGCATGTCACCAGTGACTTGACGCACGAACTGCGGAATTTCGTTGATGACATGGGTCGGGCGGCCCTTGCGCGCATTCAGCGCGGTCTGGTCCCACTGATCCTCGACATTGCCGCGACGAAACGCCAGATCGGAATAGGCTTCCTCGATGTTGCGCCGATCATGCTCCCAATCGCGGTCGTATTCCTCCATGGCCTGCTTGTGGACTTCGGGCCAATGAGCTTTGGACGCGGTTTCGCGTTCGCCGGGCTTGTCGTCGGCATTCGCGTCGGGGGTGTTTGTCATGCGTCTAAGCGCCCATCCAACCGGCAGTAGCTCGCCGTGGCCGTCTCGCTACTTCCTGAGACGGGGCCTCATAGGCCACACACATCAACCCGAACGCATCCGCACCATGGCTTGACCAGTCATGCTCCGGTCCCAAGCCGATATTGCGCGTTTCGTCCTTGCGCTCGTGATACCAGCCCAATGCGTCTATCCCGCCTGTGGTCGTATCGGCATTGAACCAGATCGAAGGGAATAGTCTGCGGCCAGCCTCGATCCGCATGGAAGCTGCGCCCTTGCCTTGATTTGGAATTACTGTGACCTCAAACCCGGCCGCCCGGAACGCGCTTTCATAGGACACGTCGTAAACCTTGTCCTGCGTCGTCCCGTCATGCGGCAGAACGACCAATGCGTTGCCATAGCCATTCGAGCGCAACCAGTTAACGTGCGTGGCGAGCGGCTGCCCAACAGCCTCGTAGTAGTTGAGAACGCGGATTTCCCGGCCAATGAACTGCGCAATCCAGATCGCAACAGCGTCCGCCCGCGCGCCTGTACCGCCGATGTCGAAGAATGCCCTATAGGTCATCAACGGATCGGCAGGGACATTGCCTATCCGCCCTTTTGATCGCGCCTCGACAAGGCATTTCGCATAATAAGCGCCGTCAACAACGCCGGCATAATCGCCTTCCCAGATATGGCCGTATTGGTCCGGCTGGCTGTGAAGGCAATCAAGCCGCTCTTGATTAAGCACCTTGGGAAACCATGGATTGTCAGACCAGTTAGCCCGCAGAACCGTCGCGCCAGTTGGCAACGTTTCGCCTCTCAGCATCACGTCCACCGGGTCATTCTTGCGACGCGGATTCCACGAAAACCACAATTCCGAGCCATCGGCCCGGATCGTCGGCCGCAGCAACGACAGCGACCGCGTGCTAAGCGTTTGCGCTTCTTCGCACCATGCGCGCTTGAAACCTTCCAGCGACTTGATGGATTCTGCGGTATGATCCTGCATACCCTGGAAAGTCACAACGCCGTCGCCAGGTGTTTCGATCACCTCCCGGAAGACCTTGAAGCCATCAGCCTCCCCCAAGCGACGCTCCGCGAGCTTATCCTCGATCAGTCTCTTGGCCGAATCCTTGAGTGACTTCTGGACCTCGCGGATGCAGACTGACCGAAGGCCCTTTTCAGCCAGGCTATCCTCGATCAGCAAGTCAGCGAAGAAATGGGACTTGCCTGAGCCACGCCCCCCATGCGCGCCCTTGTAGCGCGCCGGCTCAAGAAGCGGGCGGAACACCCTCGCCGTTGGTATCTGTAGACTGTGGGTCAACAATCACCCGTTCGATCCGATGCACCATGCGGATTGCTGGATCATCCTCATCGCCACCTATGACCGCTTGCGCTGGCTTCCCGTCAAAGCGGTCGCCTATTTCCTTAGCTGATACAGTGTCTTCTCCGGCGCGTTCGAGTAGTTGCCGCGCAATAAACCGCAATGATCCAGGCTTGGCCGGCGTCGGCTCGCCCTTCTCGGCTAATGCAGCTTCCATCCGCAACGCATCGCGGAAAGGCTTGTCTTTGTTTTGTGAGCCTGGGGGCCGTCCCATGATATTTTATTACTCAAACTGTTGACCAAGCGGGACAACCCGCCATCCTGAAAGGAATGAAGCCGTCCGGCTTGATAACTTCCCGCTCGAATGTCTCGCGGTCGCAATTCGGGATCATCCCGAGTTGCAACATGCGTACGGCCTCGATGGTAGCCGGCGTCCACTGATCGCCATCGAGCGCGTAGCGGGCAAATTCGTCTTTTGTCATTCCGACCCCATATTACTGATCTGGCCGAGTTCAGCCGTGATGGATTCGGCTTCGTCCTCAAGCGACAGCGCGGGACAGTTCAACAGCGGCAAGGCGAAACCTGAACGGGCTGTAGGGTCTAGAACCTGGCGTGGAGTTCATCCGCGAGCGCGAGGCACGCCCGTAAGCGGTTCTCAGCATCAGAAATCTGTGAGCCAAGACCTGTGGTAGCAGTTGTACCCTTCGCTTGGGCGGTTTCGCCATTGCCATCGATGCGGGCCAGCAAAGATTCGAGCCGGTCCTGCAAAACGTTCAACCCATTAGCGACACCAGCGGCTCGTTCTACGAGCCCGAGCGGTCGAGCCGCGCTCACCTGATTCAAAGCGTTGTTTGCGCCGCCAACGTAGCCAAGAGCAGCGCCTTGCAGCCCGGTAGAAGCCATTAGGTAATCTCCCAACAAAAAACCGCCTCGCGAGAACCGAGACGGTGCGAAATGGTGATGGCGACGCTGGAAAAGGAAAAGCCACCAAGGACTGGCATCCGAGGTGGCCTCTGTCCGATCCAGTCCTACACCAACGTGGGCGGTGTAGGTCGGGCGGTGCAAACTTTAGGGTGCCGAGGGATAAGCCTCCGGGCGGTCGCAATTCGTCATCTGCATTACGCACATGAAGTTATTCGCACCCGCCTGTCAAGCTCCAGTTTTGGATCAATCCCAAAATGGCGGACAAGTTCATCGAGCCCGAGCCTGACGAGGCGCAACGTTTCGAAATCGCCAATCGCCCGATCCAGAACTGCGCAATCCTTTACGGCCCGCTGTGGCTTGCGGCCTGCCTTTGCACAAGCCTCAAATGCCGCGCCGTATGCGCTTCTGATTGCCCTCGCTACCTCGGATGGCATCCCTGGCCCCATAGCGCCCCGCACACGCGTTAAATCCATCGCGTGCGGGTAAGGACTCGGAACGTCGTAAACCGCACACAGCGCTACGGAAAGCTCAGTAAACCGCATTCCAGCGGCGTACTGTGCTGGCGTGATTGCGCCGCGCAGCAATGAACGCCCGAACTCAGACTCTGCCTCCGGCCATTCGCGGCATTTTTTCGGGACAGACTGACGGTGCGGTTGCCTCGCGACCTGCGCTTTCGGGTTAACGTAAACTGGTGCCAGCCGCCCGCACGGCTTGCGCTTCCCGATCTTCCTCGGCCGTCCCACCATGATCCAGATTGCCCCCTTGCGTTTGACCGAAACCAGTTCACGCGACCAACGCAACAGCACTAGGATTTCTCGGAAAGGGCAGCATCGATAGCGCGCTCCCAATGAGCGTCCATCATGATTTCGGTTCGATGGCTCAATTCGTAATAGGCGTTCCGTTGGCCATCGGTCGGCTCCCGCATCGCCTTGATCGCGGCGCGGGCTACGAATGCCTGCCGCTCCCCGCATGGCATTTGGGCGCTATCGAACATCGCCCCGTCGATTGCCAACGTCACCCGCTCAACCATCTCGCTCATTTCATGCCCCCTTGCGACGTGTAACGATCTCCCGCGACCAACGGATGCCAATCACTTCACCGCCTGCCTGACCCATGATTTCGATCCCTTGGGCCTAACCTGCCAAGGCTTCCCCTCGTTTATCGCGCGGCGGGCTAGATCAGTGACGGCATCGATGCTCGGTTGCCATTCATCATCCGCCCACTCTGGACGATCAAACCCTGGGATCGGTGTATTCCATGCCGCGACGAAATAATCCCAGCAGCCTGCACAGGTGAACTTCGACGTGAACCTGGGCCGTCCGATCCAGTTCGCAGGCACTAGTGCAAACCCGTCCGCGTAAGCCCCGCAGCCGCCGTACATCTGGCATAGTGGCCGCTCAGTGCAATCGCATCGGCTGATGTTTTGAGGGATGCCGTGGATCATGCCGCGTCGCTGCCTCTGCCGAGATAGTCAGACAGCTTCGCAAACCCGTCGCTTATCCGCTTATCTCGCTCTGGATCGCGCTCCGGTTCCGGCAATAACTGCGTTGCTCTCCGGCGCTCAACCATCAAACGATTGCCCCGCTCCGCAGCCCAAGCGTCCATGTGCTTGCGTACCCGTGCCAGCGTCAGATCGTATCGGTCAACCACGCCAGGAATCCCATGAACCGGATTTGCCGCTCGTTCGACAACCTCAAGCGGATAGATCATCAGCGTTTGCACTAGACCTGAGGCAAACTGCTTCGGGTCGCTAGCTGTTATTTCCGAGTAGCAGCCGAGGATTTTCGCCGCCGCTTCGGTCGCTTCCTGCGGAGAAGGCTTTGAGTCCATCGAGAATATCCCGCGTTTCCTGTTTGGTTTGTTGATAGGGCGACAGCGGTCTTGCAGC